CCGTAGAGTTGCACTACGTGTTCACGGGCGAGTAGTGCCCGCGTCGTGACTGCACGACATTAAGAATAGGGAAGATAGTGGGCCCGGGCCGGGATATGACCCGGGCCGCGCGGATCCGTACCCGTGGTTCCAAAGGGGGGGTGAGCCAGTGGAGTGGGGGGTACGGGTTGGGGACTTAGGACGTCCCGCCAGTCCGAACCGTTACGCTAGGGTCCGGCGGCTTGGGCGGAGGGCGCGCGTACACCGTATACCCCAGTGCCGCGCCCAAGGCGAGTATGGCTACTGCTAGCCCACACTTCCAAGCCCTCCCCCGACGGACATCCGGGGGGACGATGCCAGATTCCCGAAGATACAATTCTTCGGACACCCGCGCCAGGCCTACCCTGGTATAGCGGAACATTTCCGCCGCGAGAACGGGGGCTCTGGAACCCTCGTATACTGGAAGGCGCAACCCGACCTTCCCTTTCCTGGTGCGAGCCCAATTGAGCTCGAACACCGTCCTGGTGCCTGGCGCACCGTAAAGTACCTCCGCCTTGTGCGGAGGTGGGGCTGCTTCGGCCGCCACTTTCCATCGTGTCGGCCAATTACCAGGGTGTTGGCCCTTGGAATCCCAATCGAAAGCCGCCAGCTCTTTCGCTGTGCCGGTGCTCGAATGGGCCCTAGCCATCCATCCCTGGGTTATGGTTTCTGTTGACTCAACATACTCGGGGTGCAGCATGTGCGCCCCCGGTTGTTTCTGGAGCCATTTCTGGAACCTACGACGGGTTCCTCGGAGTTGCGGGGCGAAACCGGAGAAGCCCGCATCCTCGAGGGCAGCGACCTGAGCGTTGGCGACGTCAGGCTGCCCCTTAGCGTATCCCATATCCATGACCCACCACTCGCGGTTCCTCCAGGACGGGAGGCCGCACCATGAGGTCACGGACAGAAAGGTCTGGCACCTTTCGAGATACACCGACCGCGGTGGTCCTTCTGGATAGACCATGGACGGGGATGGGCCAGCGGCCACCCCCCATAAAGCGAACGCACGCGCGGTGAACTCGGCGTTCGTAGGAATACCGTCATAGCCACGAAACCCTATCAGGGTGTCGTCGCCAAGAACCGCCACTTCAGCGCGTTGGGCGAGAAGTGGGGGGCATATGTCGGTAAGGGTTGTTCTGAGGATGAGCCAGTTGGCTACACTCCCCACCAAGCTGGTTAACCCCGAACCGCTTGGAATACCCCGATGCATCCCAATGACGTCCCCCTGTGGGACGATGAGATGCTTGTGGACAAAGGCCGATAGAATGTATTTAAATACATTATCGGCATGTTGCCCCTCGGGATAGCATGCCCTCAATAGGGAGAATGACGCTACAATCAGCGTCTCCCCTACTGACGAGTCGAAGGCACTCCAGTCAAATGATTTGACATGGGTGCACGTGTCGAAACGGTGGAAGAAACGTTGGGCTCTTCCTCTGAAGAATGACATGCCCAAGGCAATGTCACGCTTCACCCATTTCAACCGCTGGAGCAATGGGCCAGCGACGGCCGACTCGAGACGTGCAAGCACGTCCTCAGGCATTTGGACCAGGCGTGACGACACCTGATCCCCCACCAGGCGCTCTTGACGTTTCTCTCGTCCGCCAGCCGCCCATGGAAGAGCACAAAGTAGCTCTTGGGTACGTAGTGCCTCAAAGAGTGCCACTACGTCGCTGGTCGTGCACGACGACGCCTGCGCCCGTGTCCTATAAATCCGGGAGGTGAGAAGCCCGGGACACGCATCCCCATTGATGTGCGGGGCGATGACATCCGCAACTGTGATCCAAGGAAGCCCGGTCATACCAAGCTCCTTGAAGTTGCGTGCCACCACCTCCCAGCACATATCGAGCGTCCCCTCGGTCGGAGGACGGGGGGCCGTGAATTTCTCCATGTGTACACGGCTTGTGTCGAACGACGCAGACACGTTAATTACGACGTCTGCGTCGGTGACCGACGACCACAGTCCCGTGGCATGGAGCCACTTGTAGGCAAGGCTCGTGGCAGCCGCATCAGTAAACTTCTGCGGGCGCCCGCCTACCTTCATCATGGTGCGCGCGACGATTCCGGTTGGTCCGGTTTCAACCATTCTGGTGAATGGATCTTTCGCCGTCGTCCGCTTCACGATGGGCACGTTCTCAAAGCCGGCAGGGGACACATACCAGCTTGGGAAGGACCGTGTGAAACCATGGTCCCTATCGACGGAAAGCGAGAGGACATGTCCATACATCAAGTCCATGGTTGGGGAATGCTCTAGAGCCTCTGAATAGAGACCCTCAAGCGCCGCCCAGGACCCGTGTACTACCTCACGCTCGAATTGCGTGCGTGCAGAACGCAATTGCCTACGGAGCCGTCTGCGCCAGCCTTTCACGTAGGTCATCACCCCTACGTGTTTCTCGGCCTCTGGCGTACTCTCAACCACCCCCTGGCGCGGGGCCCACGACTTTGTCCATGCGCGCAGCCAGGTTGCGCGACCGTCGTGGGCCTCTAAGAGGCGGTGAGTGCGGTATTCACCCCACACCCGGTGGCTCTCTAGCATGCGCGACGCTTGCATAGCGAAGAAGCGCGCACGCTTATCATACACACGCCAAGGGATAGAGAGCGCTCCCTTGAGCGTGCGGAAGGGGAGGGCACTAGGAACCCCGAAAGGGATTCCGGCCGGCGCGGGCCTCCTCGACCCAGCGCCGGCGCGCC